GCAAAAGACGGTACAAACCGTGGTGGATTCCGAGTCGGTGCAGGTCGGAAGCCCAAGGCAATTACAGAAAAAATCGAATCCGGAAATCCCGGCGGCAGACCGCTGACTGTGGTTTCGTTGGATAGTCAGGCTTCGGAGCTGCAAGGCGAAGATATGCCGCCGGTTCGTGAATACATGAAATCGAAACAAAAAGACGGCTCCGTGCTGTATGCAGAAGAAATCTATAACGAAACATGGGAATGGCTGAAGAAATACGGCTGCGAGCATCTGGTTCTACAGGAAATTCTCGAACATTTCTCCATGACTTGTGCAAGATTGATTCACTGCGAAGAAGCAATTTCCGAATACGGCTACCTGATGAAAAAGGCGAACGGTTCTCCGGCGACTTCGCCTTATGTGACGATGAGCCACGAATATCGCAAGCAAGCGAATCAGTTGTATTACCAAATTTATCAGGTAATCAAGGAAAATAGCTCCGTGGAAGTAAATAATTTGACTTCTACCAATGATGTGATGGAGCAGCTTTTACGCTCTAAGCTCTAATACCAAAAAACCGCTGTCACAGGCGGTTATTTTTATGGGAGGTATCATGAAAGCACGAACTTACAAACCGGAATCGGAAGTCCCATTCTGGAAAGAATTGAAAAAGTCTCGTCCTTATTTGACCAAGCAGCAATACTGCACGTTAAAAGGACAAGCTGTGAAAGGCAAAGTCAGAGACGCTCGAAAGGGCTTGCAGAAAATTTTGTACAGGAGGAATGGATGATGCAGACAACGAAAGATTTTCAACTGATTTCTGTGGAGAAGTTGATTCCATATGTGAACAATGCCAGAACGCATTCCAAGGAACAGATTTTGAAGCTGCGTTCCTCGCTGCGGGAATTTGGATTCATCAATCCGATTTTGATTGACCGCAATTACAACGTTCTGGCAGGACATGGAAGGCTGATGGCTGCTAAAGAAGAAGGTATTTCCGAAGTGCCCTGCGTGTATGTCGACCATCTGACCGAAGCTCAGAAGAAAGCATATGTGCTTGCGGACAATCGCATGGCGTTGGATGCCGGATGGGATGAGGAACTGCTCTCTGTCGAGATGTCGGAGTTGCAGGAGTTGGGCTTTGATTTGGAGCTTACCGGTTTTGATGAGAAGGAAATTGCAGACCTGTTTGCAACAGATGACGAAGCAAAAGAAGATGATTTTGACGTTGATAAAGCATCGGAACTTCCACCATTTGTAGAATCGAACGACATTTGGCTGCTTGGGAGACATCGGCTAATGTGCGGCGATTCCACAAAAGCTGAGGATGTACAGAAGCTGATGGATGGCAAAAAAGCGAATCTCTGCATCACAGACCCGCCGTATGGAATCGCAATCGGAACCGGTGCGGCATACCAAAATGCAAAAACCGACCGCACCATCATGAACGACAATCTGCCGGATGATGAATTTATCGATTTTCTCGTGAAAGCATTTTGCAACATGAAAAACAGTTTAATTCCCGGCGGTGTATTTTACATCTGGTACGCTTCCAGCAAAAGCCTTGTTTTCCTGAAAGCTCTGGAGCAAGCAGAGCTTACCATGCGGCAGAATCTCATCTGGGAAAAAGACCGATTTACCTTGGGACGGCAGGATTATCAGTGGTCATTCGAGCCCTGTATCTACAGTTGGGCAGAAGGTGCAGCCCATAAATTTTTTAACGACCGAAAGCAATCCACTGTGCTTCATTTTGACAGGCCGAAAGCGTCTAAGCTGCACAGCACCATGAAACCGCTTCCGCTGATTGGCTATCAGATGAAAAATTCTTCACAGGAAAATGGCATCGTGTTAGACTTGTTCGGAGGCAGCGGCACAACGCTAATTGCTTCTGAGCAGTTGAACCGTATCTGCCATACAATGGAACTTGACCAGAAATATGCTTCTGCCATCGTCAGACGCTACGTTGCCTTAAAAGGCGGTTCAAATTCAGATGTATTTGTTTTGCGAAACGGCGAAAAGCTGCCTTGCAGTGCGGTGCATGATTTCACTGCGGAGGAGTTGGATATTACAGATGGCAGCGTGGATGATGTGCAGAGAAGTGACCGCAACCCATGAGAATCGACCGCATCTGGGCAATGCCCAATAAATGGACATTTCAGATTCCGCCAATTGCAGCTTTGCTGAAAGAAGAGATGACAGGCGGCATTTGGATTGACCCATTTGCCGGAAAAAGCAGTCCTGCACATATCAAAAATGATTTGAATCCGAAGTGTTCCGCTGCGTATCACATGGATGCTTTGGAATTTTTGAAGCTCTTCGATAACGATTCTGCTGATGGCATTTTGTATGACCCGCCATATTCTCCTCGACAGGTGAGAGAATGTTATGATAATATTGACGGCAATATCAAGTGGGATGGCAAAGTGAATTTCTGGAGTGATACCAAAAATGAAATTGCAAGGATATTAAAGCCAAACGGAAAAGCAATTTGCTTCGGCTGGAACAGCATGGGCATTGGCAAGACAAGAGGATTTGCAATGAATCGTATTCTGCTTGTTCCGCACGGCGGTTCTCGAAATGATACCATTTGCACCGTTGGAATAAAAAGAGGTAATACATGAAACATAATACATTAACCCTCGGCAGTCTTTTTTCAGGCTCCGGAGCATTTGAACTCGCCGGATTGCTGGCAGGAATTCAGCCCATCTGGTCTTCAGAAGTTGCACCGTTTCCGATTCGAGTCACCACAAAACGGATGCCATTTGTAAAGCATTATGGCGATATTTCAAAATTGAATGGGGGTGATCTTGAGGCTGTCGATATTATCACATTCGGCAGTCCTTAGCTTTGTCAAGATTTATCAATTGCCGGAAAACGCACCGGCTTACACGGTTCTCGCTCCGGATTGTTTTTTCACGCAATCCGAATCATCAAAGAAATGAGAGATGCAACAAATGGAAAATATCCAAAATTCGCAGTCATGGAGAATGTCTCAGGAATCCTCTCAAGCTCCGGCGGTGAAGATTTCCGCTGCGTCCTTGAAGCGTTCTGCCGGATTAAAAATGAAACCATTACAATTCCTCGACCTGCGAAATGGACAGGGGCAGGACAGATTTTGGGAGACGATTTTTCCTTTGCATGGAGAATTATCGATGCCCAATACTTCGGAGTCGCCCAGAGACGCAGACGCTTGTTTCTTGTCGCAGATTTTACAGGTGAATGTGCCGGAAAAATATTATTTGAGTCCGAAGGCTTGTCAAGGTATTCTCCGCAGAGCTTCCGAACGTGGCAAGCAGCTGCCGGATATTTTGCGGATAGCGTTGGAACGTCAAGCTCATATTGTTTGATGGATCAAGGTGGCATTCGCATGGACGTTTCGCTGAATAAAACCGGAACACTCCGTGCTCAGGCAAATCATCCGCCTTGCGTTTTGGCGGAAGATGTACCAAAAACACTGAAGATTCGTTCCGGCTGTGAAGGTGGTGGAAAAGGTGCTTTGATTCAAGAAAACATTTCCGCTACGCTCGCCACCAACAACGACCAGACGCTGTTCGTCCCGAAAGCCTACGGTGTATGTGCCAGGCATAGCAACTCCATGCTGTCGGATAATCCGAATAGCGGGTTTTACGAAGCTCAGACTTCCCGAACTATCGACACATCCAATCAGTCACCGGATAAGAATCAAGGTGGCATAATTGTGCTGGAAGGCAATGGAAGCAGACCTTCTCATCGAGGTGACGGATACAAAGAATCCGAAACTATGTATACGTTAAATACCGTAGAAACGCACGCTATTTGCACCGAATATCTGGTTCGCCGACTGACTCCGCAGGAATGTGCTTTGTTGCAAGGTCTGCCGCCTTGGTGGTGCGAAAATTTGGAAATGGACAAGCCTACTGAAGACGAAATTACATACTGGCAAAGCGTCTGGAACGAATGGAACGCTTTGAACGGCAAACAGCCGAAGTCCCGAAATCAGGTCGTGAAATGGCTGCAAAATCCGCATTCTGATGCTGCGGAATACATGATGTACGGCAACGCCATCTGCATGAGCTGCGGATTTTTCGTCCTCTCCGGCATCGCCTATTTTGCAGAAAATCCGGACGTGTAAAAAGCACAAATCCAACCTCTAAAACCGCCGAATTTTCGGTAGGTTTAGCCGCTTGCATTGTGAGAAAAACAGAGGTAATATCGTAGTAATCCGAAAGGAAAAAACGAAACAGGAGGACGAGAATATGACCATTTTCTACAATTGCACCGGCACTCGCCGAAAGGAGCTTGTGACTGCCATCAGCGAAATCACCGGTGCAAAAGCGGAGTACCAGTTCATGCCAACCCAAGCCTATCAAATCGATTATTTCACAGTCGATAAAGACGGCAACCTTAGCTTTGACGACCGTGCCGACAGCGAGGAGATTGAATTTTTGATTGAGGAATTGCACCAACGTGGCTTTGTTGCGGAAAGCCCAAATCTGCTAACCATCGAGCTGCCAGAGGAGATGTTTGATGAAACGACTTTTGCCAACCTTGACCGCATTCTGGAAAATCGCCATGATTTAATCTGCCATGCTTTGCAGACAGATTCTTTGGCATATGAAAAGTCGGACGGCAAGGTGAAATTCCCTTGGTTCACCACAGGAGAACCGGAGGATGCCGAGGCGTACAGCCAATTCGTCACGGCATTGTGCAAAATGGCGAAAGAGCAAAAACGCATCAATCACAAGCCCTGCACCACCGACAACGAAAAATTCTCCTTCCGTTGCTTTTTAATCCGATTAGGCTTTGTCGGGAAAGAATTTTGGCAAACCAGAAAAGTATTGCTCCGGCATTTGACCGGCAGCTCCGCCTACCGCTTCGGCAATCCAAAAGGAGGTACTTCTGATGAAAACGCCCAGTCTGCAGGAGCTTGAACAGCTTCGGAAAAGATACCCTACCGGCACGAAAATTCGCCTTATCGCCATGACCGACCCGCAAGCTCCGCCACCCGGAACGGTCGGCAAGGTGCAGTTTGTTGATGATATTGGCGACATTCATGTCGCTTGGCAGAATGGTTCTTCCCTTGCCTTGATTCCCGGCGTGGATGCTTTTGAGGTGCTCTAATTTCAACCGATTAGGCAGCCGAAATTTATGAGAGACGCTCCTTCATTTTATCTAAGTATACCATAAAATAGCAACGATTGCAAGGGTGTAATCTACACAAATAGCCCGCCGATATACAGCCGATTTTTCTCCGATTTAGCCGCTTGATAGTCCTCCGAACGTATGGTAATATACGATACAACGGAACGGCAGAAAGCCGAAAAACTACCGAAAATACGGAGGAAAATCAAATGAACGCAAAAACCGAACAGCAGATTGCAAACCTGAAAACCCAGACGATTGGCGTGGAAATCGAGATGAACCACATCACCAGAAAGAACGCTGCAAAGCTCGCAGCCGACTTTTTTGGAACAGGACGCTACGAGGACACGGCACACCGAAACGGCTACTACACTTGGTCAGCTTGGGATGCCGAGGGACGGGAATGGAAATTCCAAAGGGACGTTAGCATTGCCGGAGCTGACAGTGAAAAGTGCGAATTGGTAACGCCGATTCTGCACTACGAGGACATTGAAATCTTGCAGGAACTGGTACGCCGGTTGCGGAAAGCCGGAGCAATTTCCCACGCCGGAGTTGGTGCAGGCGTTCACATCCACATCGGAGCGAATGGGCACACACCGCAAACCCTGCGAAATCTCGCCAACATCATGGCAAGCCACGAATCCTTGCTTGCCGAGGCTTTGAAACTCGATACCAATCGGATGCGACATTATTGCCGAACGATTGACCCGAACTTTTTGGAGCAAGTCAATCGGAAAAAACCTCGCACGATGGCACAATTCGCCGACATCTGGTACACCTCGCAAGGACAGGATTACGGCAGAAATCAACACTACAACAACAGCCGATACCATATGTTAAACTACCATGCGACCTTTACCAAAGGCACGATTGAGTTTCGATTGTTCCAATTCGACCGACCGGAAAACGGCAAAAAGAACGGCTTGCACGCAGGACAGCTTAAGAGCTACATTCAGCTTTGCTTGGCACTTTCAGAACTCGCAAAGGAGCTGCGAACGGCAAGCCCAAAACCCCAGCAGCACGAGAATCCGAAATTCGCCATGCGAACATGGCTGATTCGGCTGGGATTGGTTGGCGAGGAATTCGCCACCGCCAGAAACTTTCTCACCAAAAACCTCTCCGGCAACTCCGCATGGAGATTCGGCAACTAAGAGACATAGCCTTATGCCTCCCCATTCGACCGCTTCGGCGGTCTTGTGGTGGTAGAAGGGTAAGCCTCTAGAGGCGAAAACAAAGCCTTTCGGAAAGGATTTTTTCTATGAAACGATTTTATATCGCCTACGGTTCGAACCTCAATGTTCGGCAAATGCGGATGCGTTGTCCGGATGCAGTAATCATCGGGACGGCATTCATTCCCGATTATCGCTTGCTGTTCAAGGGCAGCAAGTCCGGCAACTACCTCACCATCGAACCGCATTCCGGCAGTCGAGTGCCTGTGGCAGTCTGGGCTGTTTCGGCACGAGATGAACGGCAATTGGATATTTACGAGGGCTTTCCGGATTTCTACTACAAGAAAGGTTTTCCGTTGGAGGTAAAGCTATCGGAAACCGGAAAAATCCGCAAGCTGACGGCGTTTGCCTACATCATGCATGAAGAGCGAAAACTTGGAATGCCAAGTTCCTTGTATCTCCAAACTTGCGGTACGGGATACCGTGACTTCGGTTTTGATTTGCAATATTTGCTGGATGCGATGGATGTCAGCCGAAAGGTGGTGCAGTAAGATGGAGAAAAAGATTTGCCCAATTTGCGGAAATCCCTACACCGGTCATCCGGCACTTTCCAGAACCGATGACAAAATGGAAATCTGTCCGGATTGTGGTATCAGACAGTCGCTGCAAAGCATCGGCATTGCACCGGAGGAACAGGAAAAAATCCTGTCGATTATCCACAGGCCGCAGTCCAATCTTGGTGCGACACTCCCTCGCTTTCGGGCAGA